TCATAACGCTGAGTGTTTTGGTCTTCGCCAAAGAACATGTGCTGTTTTGTAAAATCGACTTTTTCTCGATTGAATACTGTCTTCGACATAGTTTATCCTTTATGGTTATATATAGAAAACAATACAGCCCAAACGGGCTGTATGTCAAGTGTTTTTATATGGCACATGCTTCGCACATGTCATCGTCTTGTGTGTTAGTGCCATTTACTACTTGTAAAACTGGTTGTGCTTTTTCTTCTTCAATCTCGCTAGGATCGGTTTTGTAATCATAGGTATTTTGATAGTAGCTGGTCTTCCAACCTAGTTTGTAGGTCATCAACATGTCCTGCAACATCACACTCATTGGTACTTCGTTGTCAGGATATTGGGTTGGATTGTAACTCCAGTTGCCTGATATAGCTTGATCAAAGAACTTTTGCATTACTGCTACAACGTTGATATAACCTTCGTTGCTAGGCATGTCCCAAAGCAAAGTATAGTACTGCTTGAGGCTTTGATATTGCGGAACAATCTGCTTGAGTGGCCCTTTTTTGCTCTTCTTTACACTTAAATAGCCACGTGGTGGTTCGATGCCGTTGGTTGCATTTGATACAACTGAACTTGATTCGCTGGGCATCTGCGCACTCAATGTGCTGTGACGCAGTCCGTGTGCCTTGATATCTGCACGTAAAGTTTCCCAATCATAGTTTAACTCATTGGCTACAACTGTATCTACTTCCTTCTTATAGGTATCAATAGGAAGTATTCCGTCGCTGTACTTTGTACGATCAAAGTATTCACAAGCACCACGTTCTTTAGCGAGTGTATTACTTGCTTTCAACAGGTAATACTGGAAGGCTTCAGTTAAGTCATGCACTAGTTTCCATGCTGCTGGATCGCTGTATTGTACTTTGTTCTTAGCTAGAAAATGTGCTAGTCCGATGTAACCAATACCGAGACTACGGCGTGCTTTTGTTGATTTTTCCGCAGCTAAAATTGGATAACGCTGATAATCAATAATTTCTTCTAAAGCACGAACAGCAAGTTCGCATAGTTCTTCTAGATCATTAAGATCTTTAATAATACCTACATTGATTGCACTTAGAATACACAGTGCGATTTCGCCATCTGGATCGTCAATGTGCTGTAGTGGCTTGGTTGGAAGTGTAATCTCTTGACATAGGTTACTCATATAGACTGTGTCTTTGAAACTGCTGTGAGTATTAGCATGATCAACATTCATAATGTAGATACGTCCTGTTTCTGCACGTTCTTTAATCAGTGCTGAGAACAGTTCCATTGCAGAGATTTTCTTTTTGCGAATACTGGTCTTGCGCTCATACATTTCGTATATTTCTTTGAACGCATCAGGATCACCAAAATATGCTTCATACAAACCTGGAACATCTTGTGGTGAGAAAAGAGTAATGTCGCCGTCTTGTAGCAGACGTTCGTACATTGTCTTGTTTAACTGAATTGAATAGTCTAGTTTGCGCACACGATTATCTTCTGTGCCTTTGTTGTTCTTCAACACAAGCACGCCGTAGTCTCGGTATTGGTTACATCGGACTAGCAC